GCCGTCAGAGCCGAGTTGTTTCCGGCCAGACCCTGCTGGATCTGCGTCACGCGCAGCTTTGTGCGGATGCGATCGAGCATGAGATCTCTCTGCTTGAGAAGGTGAAAATAATGTTTGCGAAGTGTTGGCACCGTGAGGCCCAAAGTCTCCGCAATCTGTTTATTCGGGTAGCCAGCCGCCAGTAACACCATGACGAATATGATGTTTTCTTGCGTGGGCTCGTGCTCTGGCCGTCCCCGCTGCTTGGCAGAGAGGCCTATCGGGTTGCCGAAGAGGTCAAAATCACTGTCCATGATAAAAAAAATCTGCGCATGAGGGGGACGCGGGTGCGGGAGGAAGGGGCCTTCCAGACTTTGACCGCCCCCCCCTCCATGCCCAATGTCGCTAGGCACCCGCCTGATCGGTCAGGTCGTCGTCGACTTCGACAACGACGTTCGTTCCGCTCACCAAACCGGCCAACCGAAAGAGCCATGTGGCAACAGTCATACGTGGACCGAACACGCGCGGCATCTTCACTCCAATGCGGAGACGGGAAAGAAGCTCAGAACCGTCAACGATGATCTCACCGCAATCTCGTGCCATCAACTACCAACGGCCTCGCGACCGCTCCTCTCGTTGCTTCAGTGTGTCGTGGCATGGCTTGCACAGCGTCTGAAGGTTCCGCGCATCGAAGAACAAAGCTTCGTCACCCTTGTGAGGCGTGACATGGTCGCAGATGAGTTTCGATGTGTTGCCTTCGATCTTGCCGCAGCCAGCCATCTGGCAGGTGAAGTGATCTCGGGTGAATGTCTGGATACGCAGCCGCTTCCATCGCACCAACTGATACCACTTGCGCCAAGGCTCTGCCGTCTGCCGATGCTTGTTGCGATCCTGCTCATCACCAGGTGCGGGACCCAGCCGAGGAGGCAACGTGCCGAGCGTCGGCTTGAGTGTCGTAAGTCTGGCCATACCTACAATGCAAAAAGGCGACCGTCTGGCCGCCTTGTGGTTCGTCGTCGCATAGCTGTAGCACTGGCCCTGAATCAATGTCTCGCTGTTGAGACCGTCAGGGTTGGGGCCTACCGGCGTACCCACCTGGAAACTTTCGTTTCACTCGCTTCCGGTCAAAATGCCGTCCGCTCAAAGGCTCGCAATCAGGATCATAGGCTCATCCGTGGAACGATTTGTACTCACACTTTCTCAATCTGCGCAACATCTAATTCAACAGGTGTCGGGCGCCCGAAGATATTAACTTCGACATCAACACGGCCCTTCTCTCCATCGATTGCGACAACAACGCCAGGGAAGCTGGCGAAGGGTCCATCGATCACCCTCACCGCATTGCCAACATCATAACCAAGTATAGTCACGCGGCGAGTATCATAGTCGCCCGCCTTGGCTTTCTTAATGAATTTATTGACGAATTTCATTGGTATTCGATACGGCGTCTCACCGCCGCCGACCACAGAGACAACATCCTCAAAGCGAATGAGGCCAGCCATTGCACTGCTCGATGGAACGCATCGAACAAGTATATAGCCAGGCAAAACGGGCAGGTCTGGAGCCGGAATGATACGGTGCCTCTTAAGGAGCTTATCTCCTTTCCTTGTGGGTACTAGGGCATCAACACCCGCTTCTTTGAGCGCGTTCTCCACCATAAATTCGCGCCGATTGGTGACCTTGAGGCAAAACCATGCTGCCAGATCGGGATAATCGTCAGCGATTCGCTTGGCCGCAAAGCTGATCTGGCGAATCTTCATGCGATGATTCGCTATGGCGTTATCCTGCTTCTTGTCAGCAAAGTCCCGAATGACGATGGTTTTCGCACCGTCGAAATGCTTGCGATCATGCTGCATCATCGTTCCGTCCCTCGTTCAGTCTGTCTTTGAAGTTCACGATTGCGACGAACACGGCCTCGTCGAGGTCGGTGACATCAGCAGGCAACGGTGGGAACTGGGAAAATTCCAACACCTCAGGAGCAACCGGCCATGGCCAGCAGCGCTCCGCATAGGCGCGCTTCCACGCCTCCCAGACCTCACCGCCAACTGCTACCTTCTCAAAATCCTTGCTGATCTCCACGATCCGGTTCACGACAGTGAAGCGCCGACGCTCTATGAGCTGCACAGCCTCTGGCCAACCCTGCTTTTCCTTCTTGTCACGCCAAATCAGGTCGTGCTTTTCGGGGTGCGCATCGACGATATGCTGCTCCAACGGAGTGAGCGATAATGCCCGAACAGGCTGGAGCAGCTTGGACATCAGCATGGCGCGACCGGCTCGCGAGAACACGGTGAAGGTTTCCGAGCTTTCGGCCTGCGGAGATATCGGCTTCGGCTGAGAAAGCTTCGTCCAGCGCTGTTCCTTCAGGTATCTCGCCGCCGAGCAAAGATGCTTGCGACCGATCGAGAGCGCGGCAGCCTGGTACGACTCGGAATGCTCCAGCGCCAAGGCGCGCTCATCAGGCAAAAGCGCGGCCCATTCCCGTCGAGCTTCCGGCTCGCTGTCGCTGATCGCCGTTTTCCAGCCGATGAAGAACCTTTTGAACGCAGCCTCCACGGCTTTCGGATTTTCTTCCCCAATCCTTCCAACCGCGCCGGCAGGCGTCTCTCTCTCTTTTCGTTCAACAGGAGGCGTTAAAGGAGAGGCGTTAATAGGTGCCGGTCCAGAACAGGCAGGGGGTGCCGACTCTGGGCAGGCAGGGGGTGCCGATATACCGGCAGGGGGTCCCTCGTTTGCCAACTCGGAAGTAGGATCAAATTCCTTTTCATCTTCCTCGTCCCATGCATCAAACGCAGAGCTTTCGACAGCAGAATCGTAGATCACGCGATACCAATGGGCGCTGTCGCGTCCATTAGGGCTGATCACTTCACGCCGTTCGACCGCGCCAATTTCCACCAGCCGCGTGATTGCCGATTGCACTGTTGAGCGAGAGCAGTTGAGCGCCTGCGCAAGCTTCACCTGGCTGCGCCTGCACCATCCGTGACGTGTGTTGGCATTGCGACCGAGCATGCACAGCACTTGGAGGTCTTTCCCCTTCAGGCGCGGATCTGCGATGATCCAGCCGGGAATGATTGATAGTCTTGGCTCGTTCATCTGCCCCTTCCCCTAATAGCGCGCAGCCGGAAGCCCCAGCGCGATGCGTTCCATACGCCCACGCGCCGCGCCCACTTCCATGCGCATTGATTTGTCGCCGTCCGCGCCGCGCTCGCGCCGCAGATCCGCCAGTTCAATTTCGAGATATTCGATGCCCTCGCGGAACCGGGCGTTCAGCAGCCGGTTGCGGATGGTCATTTCGCAGGAGAGCAGAACGTCGAGCGGACACGACAGCAGCCATGCCGCCCGCTCCTCGCGCGTCCGCGCCGCCTCCAGCTGCTCAATTCTCGGTATGATCGCCATCATGCCGCCACCGCCGTGACAGCAAGATGGCTGCAGTTCGCTGCGACAAGCGCCTTTGCGACGGGCGGACAAACGCTGTTTCCGACGCAGGAGACCTGTACCTCTTTCGAGAACGGCACCCACACCGGTGGGCCACCGCGTGAGCGATCGAAGTACCCATCAATCTGGTAGTCGCGTGGAAAGCCCTGTGCGTTAAACAGCTCGCGAGGCGACAGCATGCGCATTCCAATGTCGACCACCACGAACGTGACGCCGTCGATTTCAATGGTGACGAATTCCCGCTCATCCCAGACGCCATGCGCCCGAAGGAAGTCCGCAACCTGCCGTGCACGCGCCGCCTGGGCTTCGGTAAAGGGTGGAACGTCCACCGTTGCCTCGATATGACCGAAGCGGTCCCGCGTCGTGATCGTGCGGCAGGCATCATCCTCGCGGGCACCTTCTCCGGTCCCGTAGTAGGATTGCAGATACGGCATGATGAGACGGCTCTTGCCCTGCCCTTCCGGCATGATGGTCGCGGAAGGCTCCGTTACACTGTGACCCGTTGAGGTTCCGAAATCGCGCGCGATATAGGCCGAGACAAGCTGCTGATGGCTGCCGGTCTGGGTGACGGTCGACAACGCCTCATTCAGAGGACGCCCCGGATTGACGCCGCCAACGCGCCGGCTGTCATTGTTCGCCTGCGCCATGTAGCCGACCAGAACGGAATTCTGATCTTTCTTGCTGGCCGTGATGGTATGCGACTGTCCATCCACCGACCTGCAAGCGCCGCCCTGCTGAGCATAGGTCAACACCGGTGCCAGCAATCCAAGGGGCGCCGCTCCGCCTGGACGCTTGATGTAGCTGTTTGCGGTGATCGTCGGCAACTGATCGTCCATGGCAACGCCAGTTGCGCCAGTGTTGAATCGCTGGATAGACGGGGAAATCAGCGCATGCTTAACGCCGCCTGCGACCACGGTACCAAGTGGCTCATCTAGGCTCATGCATCGTGGCGCCTGCCCGTCTCGCTCACCGTAGCCGATCTGGACGAGAAACGGACGCTTGGCCTTCAGGACAAATCTATCAAACCCACGCGCCACACGAGCCTGAGAGGCATCCGCGATTGGCCGCACCGAGCGAACGCCGTACTTCTTCCAGATTTCTGCCGACGTATCGAAGATAGACGGGCACGGCAGGCTCCAGTCGATTTCATCCGCCATGATCGGCCACGGCAGTTTACGACCGGCGATGACATCCGCGTCGCTAGGCGCACCGTGCGTCTTCTCGGGCCAAACAATCGGCTGGCCGTCGAAACGCATGATGACGAACAGACGCTTGCGGATTGTCGTGGCACCATAGTCGCGTCCACGGATCTCGCGACTTTCCATTTTCGCGCCGAGCTGGCGAAGCTTCTTGCACCATTTCTGATAAGTCTGGCCTTTCCGCTCAGGATCTGGCCGCAATCCCTTTTCGGTCTCGATCAGCGGCCCGTAATCCTTGAACTCCTCGACATTCTCCATGATGACGACATCAACCTTGCCGCCGCTCTGCTGGATGCGCTCGATCCAGCCGGGTATGATCCAGCACAGGTCGCGAATATTACGCTCGACCGGCTTGCCGCCCTTTGCCTTGCTGAAATGCTTGCAGTCGGGAGAGAACCAGGCGAGACCGATGTGCTTGCCACGCAAATGATCGAGAGGATCGATCTTGTAGACGTTCTCCGAGAGGTGGATTGTCTCGGGGTGGTTTGCCTCATGCAGCGCCAAAGCCGCCGCGTTATGGTTGATCGCATAATCGGGCGAGCGGCCAAGCGCTTGCTCAATCCCGGTCGAAGCGCCACCGCCACCAGCGAAACTATCGATGATATACGGACCATGCGGCCCAAGAGCAGGCACCGCGACAGAGTGACGGAGCTCAAAAAGATTTCCGGCGTATGCATTCATGCCGCACCGCCTTCCGGCCTGCTGAAATGCTGGCAAGGCGGGCTTTCATAAATGATCCCCGGCGCTCCGGCCTGATTGCCCCAGAAAGACCAGTTGCCGCGCAGCCTGACATCACCCTCCGCGAGGCTCTCGCGGCGCTGGAACATTTCGAGTTTGGGCAATGATGGGTAGAGACGTTCAATCTGTTCCGCGAACCAGACCGGCTTGCGACTGTGCTGCGTTTTCTTCTCGGCGTAGAGGCTAGGAGGTTGCGTACCCATTTCGGGCGCAAGCGAGATCTTGCCGCGCTTGCCAATCAGTAGCAGTTCGGCGCGATCGCGGACCCACCGGCCCATGCCGATATCGACCTTGTCCCATACGATGGCAGAGACGAACTCAAAGCCCCACGCCCGCATGACGGCAACACCATCGTCGATGCGGTTCATCGGCACCCAGAAGAACAGCACAGCGTCTGGCGTGAATGGCGATTTGTCGCCAGCGCAGAGCGCCATGATTTCTTCCAGCGGCATCGAGGGATACATCAATCCCTTGTCCTGCCCGGTTTCGTCAGACCACGCCTCCTGTTGCCAGGGCGCATCAACGTACCCGACAGGGAAAGCAGCGCGCGGCAACTCACCAGTCGAAACGCGCCCCTTGGATGCAATGGCGCTGACAAGCTCGTTGCGCACAGTCCGATTGATCTTCATCGTTTCCGTGCGGATCTGCTTCGCTTCATCCTGCACCCGGCGACGCTCGCGCAGAGCACCGTCGATCCAGACGATTTGCTCCTCTGGGGAAAGCCGCTTCAAGCGGTCCAAAGTCGCGCCGGTATTCAGCGGTGTGCCGGACAGCATACGCAACGCGCGCTCGCACACCTTCTCGCCGCGCTCCGCGTCGCGCTGAATGACCCGTTCCGATTGGCCGGTCGCCTCCGCCGTCGCCGCCGTAAAACGCTTGGCATCGCTGGTTTTCAGTTCGCCAACTTGGCGATCTGATCGACGGTCACCACCGTTCGCCGTTTCCGGGTGCTTCAGCAGATAGATTTCCTTGCGCCGAAACACGAACAGCGCGCGATCGGCTGGCGTCAGGTCGCTGCGGATCAGGTTTTCGTCGATTTCCCAAAGCTCGCGGTCAAGAGCGTCACCCTGATAGTGAACGCAAGGCACTGTCTCTTTGCCTAGGCGACGCATGGCCTCAAGCCGGTGTTCGCCGGCGGATAGCTCGACGGTTTCGTCAGATTCCAGCCCATATACGGAAATCGGATTACGCAGCCCGTGCTCTGGTATCGAAACCATCAGAGCTGCGACCTTGTCCTCGTCGAGCGTCCGAAGTCGTTTGCCTACGATGATCGACGAGATCTTCCGCTCTACTCCGGCAGAAGTCTTTGGCGCCACGCCCGCCTCATCGTATGCGGTAGTGGTGGGATAAAACCGTCCTGACACCTTCGGATCTCGCGCCAGATAACCAGCCATATGCAAGATCGTCGCGGATTTGCGTTCTGCTTCGCTGGCAACATCAAACTTGCCGCTGCTGCACGCCTCCGTGAGAATCGCCTGCTTTCTTTCTCCTTGGATCGTCATCGCAGCCCCTCATCCATACCGAGGGCCACGAGATAGACGTCCAGAATCGAAAGCTCCTCGGCAAGCTTTTGCGGATCCTTCTTTCGAATGCGGAGGATGGTGCGGATCGCCTTGTTGTCGAAACCCATGGCTTTCGCTTCGGCCATCACCGCCTTTTCGTCATCCTTGATGACTTCTTTTTCTTCAGCCAGTCGCTCCATGCGCTCGATGAACGAACGCAGATGTGACGCAGCGACCGGCTCGCTTTCCAGCTTGTCGCCCGGACGCTCGCCTGCGCGCTTCGGTTCCTCTGACGTGCGCCCGTGGATTGCGTAAGGATCGAAATCGTCGGGCATCAGTGCGCCCTCATCAAACGGTCGAGATACGCCTGCCCCATGCCTGTCAGCCGAAGGTCGTATCCGCTCGCGCCGATCTGGACGTAACCGGCCTTCTTCAATTCCTGCGCAAGGCTGCGCGCCTTGAACGATGCCGGTATCGTCAGATTTCCGCCCGCCGCACGGACCTCGCGAAGCTGCGCCCTTGCAGCGTCGGAAATCGGCGTGAGGTTCAGTGCGCTTTCACTGGTTTTCAATGTCCTGCCTCCTCGACAATGCGGCAAACCTCGATCTCGTCGAGGCCAAGCTCCGCAGCGATTTCATGGGTGGATTTTCCAGCACGCCAAAGGTCGACGACCCGCGCGGTGCGGGCCTCTCTGACGAGTTTGGAGCGACTGGTTTCGGCCATGCAGAGCGTCATCGGTCCGGCCTCTGCGGCGCGTTGACCATCAGCTCTTTCAGTTCACGGATCAGTTCGTGCACTTCCTTCGCGATGCGCTTCGTGACGGCGGCAGTGCCAAGCGTTCCGGTCTGTTTGGCTTCCTGGACAACCTTGATCACATCGGCGAACTCCGACATCAGGTCCATCATGTCGGACTCATCAATTGGCCGCGCTTCGGGCTGACGCTCGTCGTCAACAAGAAGTTTGAAACCGAGTTTGCGCGCCATGGCGCCGACGATGACCGGGCTTTTCGCGCGACGATCAGCCTCGACGGCAACATCGATCGGGATCAGGGCTTCGCCGTTTTCCTCGTTGAAGCTGGCATACTTGGAGAGCGTCGATACGTTCACGCGCGTCAGCAGCGGGAAATCTGTTACGCCACCGCCGAGCTTGTAGCTGGCCTCTGTTGCACCCTTCAGGCTGCGGATTTCTTCTTCGGAAATTGTGCGCACGAAAACACCCCTGAAAACGCGTCAAGGAAAGAAAATCGGAAAAGGATTCGGTGAAGCCCGCGCGGGCGCGGCCTATTCGTTGTCCATCAGATCAACCACAGCCCCGCCACATCAGCGGCGGCGCAAACAGGAGATAAAACGATGACGACAACGAAAGAAAAAAGCCGCCGGAGCCGGGAGGAGAGGCGTCACGGCGGGTGCGCAAAAGGGAGAGGACAAACCCCTGCGCAACACGAAAGACGTTCCGGACGGAAGGGTCCGCAGGCGTGCAAAGCCTCTTCCGTCCGGTTTCCCGCTCGTCGCCTGGCCGTTGAACGGCGGGATTGGTTGCAGCGGCAGGATTTGAACCTGCGACATCGTGGGTATGAACCACGCGGGATGACCGCTTCCCTACGCTGCGGAATAACTGGAGCACCATCATTCTGCGGCCTCCTGAGAAATTCGAAAGAAATCATCGGGCGAAAGCTCAATGCCCTGCGACCGGGCATGAGCAAGCAAAACGAAAGCGTCAGCCTGCGGGATTATGCCGCCAGTGCCGCCGCGATCCTTCGGATACATCCAGCGATAGACCCGAGAAATGTGCTTGCCGGTTACGGCAGACACTTTCTCGATGCCAATTTTGGCGATCACAGATTTCGCTGGCTCTAGATGGTTTTCGCTCATATCGCGATCTTTGCGATTATCGCGATTTAATGTCAATCCATTTGTTGCGATTATCGCGATAGATTTTTTTGCGAAATACGCGAAAGTCTGCCCTATGCAAGATCCTCAGTATGAAATTAAGAACTGGCTCGATCAGAAGCTCAAGAATTCTCCGCGCGGAACCGCCAGCGAATTGGCAGAGACGATCGGCGTCTCCTCGACGATGTTGAGCAGGATGAAGCCAAACACAAAAGAACCGCGGAAAATCAGCCTCCAAGAGATAGAGGGTATTGCCCGGTTCTTTCAGGAGCTTCCACCCGGCTACGAGGAAATGGCCAGCTGGCTCAACTCATCAAGCGACCTTCCAGCACAGCCCTCAGCGCCACGACCGAAACCAAACGCAAGCTTTCCGCCTCGCTGGCAGGCCTTTCCAGGCGACGTGTCTATTCC